GGAAGAACTAGAAGATCCCCCAACCACAATGCGAGTAGCAGTGCTTGACGAAGTACCCACACAAGGTGCAACGATGAATGTAAGGCCATCAATGACTCCGCCATCAATTGCATTAGCAATGTCAGCATCAAAATCAATCATTCGACCAACAGATCCCGTAATTGCCGTGTAATAAGAAGTACCTGCTACATGAGCTGTACTGTTAACAGCAGCCGCGGCTGCAATACCAGCATCAGTAATTGTAATTACCTGAATTTCATCTTCTGCGTTTTGGGCATTTCCAGAAGCAAGGTCGGCTTCAACTTCGTGAGCTCTAGAATAACCAGAACCAAGAAGGTCGTACTGACCACCTACACCAAGAGATCCAGACTGAACGCCTTTACCTGCAGGGTTATTGTAGATAGATTGACCAGCTGTATAAACTGAATCTGCATCATCTGCATCTTCACCTTGAGAAGTTCCATAGGTGTAATCTAGATAGAAAAGCAATCCAGAAGGAAGGCTCATAGGTTGAATGGAAACCAATTCATTGGCAACCAATCCACCGAATACACGACGAACAATTGGGAATGCAACATTTTGGAATCCGCGTAGGTCGCCAGAAGCAGCACCGGTTCCGGAAGTGTTTCCGAGAGTGCTTGATTCTCTAAGAAGTTGAGCAGCTTGATTTTCAAGCATAACTGCCATATTTTCTCGCTTATAGCCATCAAGGCCGCGAAGTAGACCGGTACGATTCCACTTTTCAGTGAGTCGTTGATGTTGGGCACCCATATGTCGCTGACGGATTCCCTCGGTCAATGTTTTCATTGTAAAAGACATTTTGTCTCTCCTTTATAAAATTGATTGAGTTATTTGTTTATGCCAGCAAGAACGGCCCATCGGTCAAGCTCACTTCCACTATTAGCCGGTGCCGACGACTGGAGTGATCTGCTAGAACTACCTGTTCTTGATCTGTTTTCTGTAAGATTACCTTTCTTAGCGGCTGTTTTACTAGCATGTCGCTTTCCAAGGCTTTCATTAATAGAAGTAAAAAGCAACTTGGCTTCACGTTGAGTCTTAGCATTATCCATCGCTTCGACTATTGCACGCTGCTGCTTTTTATTAAGGGTATGCTGTTGCATCAATTTGGTTACATACAACAATTTCGCATTGAATAAATTGGATTCATTTAATTCTTTTCGAACTGCTTGAGTTTTGGCATTTGCAGTTCTTACTCTATGACGAGCAGTTTCAACAACTCTGTTGTTGTTATTTCTTCTAGTTGAAGATCTACGATTGCGTCTTCTTCTGCGAGCTTCGGCCATGGCATCTGATTTTATACTTCCGCCTCCAAAGTTGTCGGCAGGTGCTTTTGCGCTACCAGGAGCAGCTTGAACTTCTCCTAATTCTTCACCGAGCGCATTCAGCAAATCGTTTTCATCAACATCTACGAACATCTCATCGCCGGCTTCTCCACCACCGAAGCTAGAAGCAGCATCTACAGCTTCATTTTCCCTAAGGAATCTTCTTCTTCGTAGTCGTCTAGATTCGGCAACAGTTCTTCTGTTTCTTCTAGGCTTTCTAGTGTTTGTTCTTCTTGAAGTTCCTCGGAGAGCTCTGCGAAGCATAGATTCACTAATCTCCACAACTTCTTCTTCCTCTTCTTCCTCTTTATCATCGCCTTCACGCATTCCGTGAGACTCTTCTAAATCAAGGTCGAAATCTTCTTCTTCGCCTTCTTCGTCTTCAAGTTCAAGATCTTCTTCACCTTCACCATCTTCGGCTTCCAGTTCTTCTTGAACGGCATCGATATCGACACCCAATGTTTCTAGGGCATCTAAGATTCCCCCGGCAGATTCAAGTTCTTCACCTTCATCGCCTTCTAAATCAGCATCATCGAAGTCGACGGCTTCGGCACCAACGCCATCTTTGCCTTCTTCTTCACCTTCGAATAGCCATCTGTTTCTAAGTCGTCGTCTTGACATGTTACTCTCCTTTAAGATAACTTTAATATTTCTTGCCAATCTTTTATTTTGGCTATTTTCTGTAATTATAAGTGCTTCTCGTAAAACCTTTAATTGTCTACGAATTTTTAATCGTTGGGATCTAGTTTTTGATTCACCCAGCAATTTCACTAATCGAACTGCTCTTTGTCGCAACAGTCTATTTCTTTTTTCAACTGTGATATTAACATGAACTGATTTATTTTGTGATTCATCTTCGATGGAAGGTTCTTCTGGTTCATCTACTACTTCAATAGCAGAAAATCCATCTGAGTCCATTGGCATGGGTTCTGGAGGAAGCATTGGTTCGGCCGAAGGTTCTAATTCTTCGTCCGCTAATGCATCTAAATCCGGAATAATGTCCAATAACTCGGAATCTTCGACATCTACGAGTTCATCATCGCCTTCGTTTAATTCCCGTTCAATTAATTGTCGAAGTCTTGGAGTAATCGCATCAATAATTTTATTTTTTGCGCTTTGCTCTGCAACTTCTCTTAATTTACGGGCATCAGCGATAGCATCTTGATACAAACTATTCATCTATGGTACTCCCTTAAGTCTAACATTAATATATATGTACAAAACTGTATCCTTAATTATCTATTTACTTTGTTGTTATTCCGCCTTTTTCCCAAGTATCTCTTTTTTCGTGCTTTTTGGCCTCGGGTCATTGGCTCTTTTCGGTCTCTTAATTCTTTAAGAATACCGCTTTGTTTCCACTTTCGTAAAAACTTTTTTATTAATATATTATTGCATTCTTCGACAGATTTTTTTGAAGCCATTTTTGGATTCAACTTTGCTACGAAATTGCACTTGGTTTTCATGGATGCTCCTGGATTGTTTTTCTAATCAAAAGTCTAAGTAAATTTTCTTCTATAGAATTTTTTGCAATATCTTCTAGAGTGTAATTATCTTCTTCATCAGAAAGCTCACTCATTTTTTCATATCGTGGATTACTCCATCCCCATCGATCGCCAGTATCAAGCGTTGCTGTCATAGTACTTCCTTCACCTCTTGCAGTACCTGTTTTGGTACCTCCAACAGATGATTTTCCACGATTTTTATACATGTTCGGAAATGGTACCATGCCTTTAACTGTTGATTCGAATGTTGGATATGACGGACCATTAAGACTAGTATTAGAACCAGCAAAAGAAAATGGGTCATAGTGGCCTCCCCCAGGATCATAATCTCGAGGGGTTTCAATACGACCCATTATTGCTTCGATGGTTTCATCATCCAATTCAACATCGACATCTTCTAAATCCTCATCTTGGTCTCGATAGGGGTACGAATCATTTCCAAGCATCTTGGGAACATGATATTTGGGATTGAGACGACCATATCCCAGATCGTCTCGTGAATCCCCATGTGATGCTGGAAAATTAGCACCACCTATTGAAACCTTTGAAGGCATTTATTTAGCTCGATCGATTGGAAGGTAAATCGCCAATCTTTTGGCCAGAAATAGCTGCAGAAGATGCTTTTGGAGATAATTGTGAACCAATACCTGATCCCCAGTTATCTGCAGGCGTTTGACCATAACCATCTGGCGCATCTGGAATAGAGCCTGGATTATTGACTCCATCTGCAGGTGAAGCAGGATTGGGTACCCAAGCGGAAGCAGGCTTTCCAGCACCACCAGTATCTACATCTCCATAGTCAGGTGCATCTGAATAATCTTTGTTAAATGTACCGAACGTATGACCCATGTCATTAACTTCTCCATCTAACAATTCTGATTGACAAAGTGCTTGCACTGCTTCTTTGTTATAATCATTGAAATATGGAGCAGAACTAAACATAGATTTTAAAGCAGCTCTATTTGATTTAGATCCACTAGCTGTTTGGTTTTCATCTGGCTCAACTGTAATTTGTTTATGTGAAGGCATTAATTTCTCCTATTTGAGTTTGCGCAAAATTCTTCTTCTTGCTTTTTGTCTAGTCTCTCGGAGTTTTCGAAGCTTTTGAACTGTTTGCTTATACTGCTTACGTAGTCTTGCTTCTTTAATTTTAGCAGCCTTATATAGATCAATATCTTGTTCTAGGGTATCTGCTAAATCTCCGGCTTCAACTTCTTCTGCCTTAACCTTTTCAACATCCTGCAATTCTCCCGTCATTTTGGCAGCTTCTTCAAGCACCAATCTACGCAGAGCTTTCATGGACATTTTAGTAACTTTTTTCTTTCTCATAGGTATCTCCTAAATATTATCTGATCAAAAACTAATTATGGAGTCTGAAACAAATTATATCTCTATTTTTCAACTTCATTAAATGCTAAAGCAGCCCAATTACCGGCACCTTGGAATAAATCTTCCATATTATCTACACTTTGAACAGCAGAAGCTGCTTTATCTGCAGGGATATATCCTGATCTTCCTTCTTTCTGTTCTAACAAAGTAGTTTTCGCGGTGTCTGTGAAAATCGCAGCCATCATAGGATCTGCAGTTAATTCAGACACACGACTATGGATTACAGAATCTCTTAACTGTCCTGGTTCTTTAGTATGCTTCTTTTTCCTTTGCTTAGAAGGACGAGAGGTCCGGACAGGTTTCCTCGCCTCTCTTATCGGTTCTTCTTCTAATCCTGACTCAGAATCGATACCTTCAAACAAAATCTCTAACAGACATTCCTTAACAATTTCTTTTAGCATTCCTCTTGAAACTTTAGCCATAACTTAACTTCCTATATTATGCGGGTGTAACTGTTGCAATTGTGCCAGTTCCAGCAACTGTACTAACTGATGCGATACCTTCCAATCCAATTATCGAAGGAAATTGTTCCCTTGGAACACCTGTCAATCCAGCCATTACAGATACATCTGTCGCGCCATCTGAGTCAACCCAGAGATCTACACATTTGATAGGCAAAATTATAGCTGAGTTCGCTGGTATAATAAATTTATTAGATACTGTACCTGCTGCAACATCTGCTTGACTAGATCTAAATGCTATGTGTGCATCTTTAGTGGGAGCTGAAATAAGAACCCATTGTGTTACAAATGGAAATTCTATTCGTTGATCAGCCATATCAACACCGTGGTGATATACCCAAGGAAATCCAGATGCCATATACTCAGCAGTATTTCCGTGGTGTGTATAAGCATGGTTCATCTGGCCCGCTGCGCTACTTCTATCTCTATCATAATATCCAGACATTATTCTTTCCCCCAAGTCAAGATGTCGTTGAATATTCTATCGACTCTATCGGACTTATTAAAATGTTTTTTCAAATCAGTTTCTGTAATTTCTCTACCTTCTCGCATCATAAATGCTCCTGGCGTAGAAGGTTCCGTTACAAAATCCCAGCATATCAGTTGAAAATCATCTTGTACTACTTGATGATCCCCTTCTTTCCTAGTAGATCCAACCCCTCTAGAGGAAATCCCTAAAGTGACCCCCGAATCTACAAGCGACTGAAGGATTTTACCTGATGGCGTGTCTAATATCTCTACGGTACCGTAGCACACATTTCCATCCATATATGCTTCCCTTACAATATGGGATGCATTCTTTAATTCTACAACTGATGAATCTGGATGATCAAGCTCTCCAAGAGCTCTGTTTTCGGCAATGAACTTTTGGTAGTTTCTAACTTCTCTTTCTAAAATATCTTGAGGGTATATTCGACCATTCTGGTTCAGCGTGCTGGCTTTCTGTAAGATTCCTTTCATGATGAATTTACCACCATTTTCTGCTCGCTCTGACAGCATTTTTTCTTTATCATATTCCCAAGAAGACCACTCTGTGATTAATTTTAATTTATTCATGATCTTTTCTCCGGAGCTCTTCACTTAATGTGCATAACGTTAGAAATCTTGCCATTGTCTGATCGTCTAAATTATTAGTATCTAGATTGGATATATCTTCTCGAACCAAGTTAATTTTATTTGACACGTGTTGGTTATCACAGCTCATAGAATATCTATCTAGCTCCATAATAGTCTTATCTTTGATTTTATCTAAAGTGTTAGTGAACCCTTTGGATTTCGAATTATTGTTGAAGACATACTGCTTAATCAGTTCTTGCTGTGATTCTGTTAATTGATTTTGATACTTTTTATTAAATTTTTCAATCATGAGCTTGACAACTAATCGATTAACATCTGCATCTTTTTCGTTCTCCATAATCACTTCTTCTTTAGGGCGAACCAAAATTGAATGCACTTTAGACTCATAGAGACCAACTCTTGCAATATCGGCATCTCGATATGATCTCCAGTCATTTAATAACGTTTGAATAGTTGCAAAATCTGTATAATTTTCCACTCGTTGGCCATAGAAATCTTTTCCAAAATTATAATTAATTTCTTTTATTAATCTACTTTTTTCTCTTTCTAATTTATGGCTTGAGTGATTTCTTGCTGCATTTTTTGCTTCTCCTAAAATTTTAGTAGCCAAAGAACCATCTTGGATAAATGGTTCTGCTAACGCTTTGAAAAGGCGGTGCTCTTTATACAGTTCTGTGCCGGGTTTAAAATATTTTTTGATTATTTGACGAGCTTTTCTAACTTTACTATTGTTTGCTTCTACTAATCCTCTAGAAGCAGTTAATAATAGTTGCTCGTATATAATCCCGACATTTCGTTTTTTGTTGTGGGACTTTTTAGTCATTATTTTCCTCCAAATCGAAATCTAAATCGAATTGTTCTTCGATTAAATTTTCATTATTTGTATTTTCTGTTAACATTCTCGTAATACCTAACTTTGAACTCATTTTCTCCAACATGTTAATCATTTCACCTCCCAAGTGAGGCATTAATGTTTTCGGAATAGGGTCTTTTGTGTCTTCTAATCCTAAAATAACATCTGCTATCTTTTTTTCTTTAGATTCCAGCGTTCTAGTAGACATATTAGATAACCACGATTGATCATACGGGTCATTCATCGAATCTTGGGGCCTACTATTCATAACCATCGACTTAAAATCAGGCATGTGTGTAGTAGCTGGCCCGGAAGAGCTTTTTGACTTTTTCTTTTTCTTAAGATCATTACCAAACACACCTTTTACCGTCTTTTCTGGTGTAATTAGGTCTATATTTCCGGAAATTACATCTAAATCCAAGTATTCTTCCTCTTCTGGGTCATCTTCATCGTAAATATCTGTTTCACCAAGACTTTGTACCGGCTGAATTAAGTTACTGCTATCTAACACTTGGCCTTGCAATTGATCTGATGCGAATAAGTCTCCACCACCGTCGTCACCTCCGTCATCTCCGTCTTCTTCAGCGCCTGCAGACTCTACTGCAGCTGCATCTAACTTTTCTCTTATAAAGTCATTTTGTAAACCTTCGATATCGTCTCTGGAAAATCCAAAAATATTCCGGTATATCCATGTTTTTGATACCATTCCTTCGGGTGCACCCCCGGCAATCTCAAATCGGGTTTTAATAAGCTCTAATTTTTGCTGCTGTGCTAATGAAGACGGGTTTGAAAGGGCTAGAGAAAAATCTAGAAGATCTTCTCCAGTGAAACCGTGTGCATATAGATGTATCATGGCCAATTTATTCAATTCTGCAATTACAGTCTTCTGAATTCTTTGTATTGTTCGACTGAACCTGATATCCTCTTGTGCCAACGTGGCTTTTGCACCGACTTCTTCATCATAACCAAGATATGCCTTTGGAATCTTTAAGGCCGCGAATAGTTTTTTCTGTATGTACTCTACATCTTCGATAGCGGATGTATTTTGGCCACCAGCTAGCGAGTCAATTTTAGTACCACTATCTCCGCCTCGGACAGGGATAAAGTAGTCTTCATCGACTGACATGGGATTGTATCTTAAATCAACATTTCCTTGTGCTTGACCGATTACCTTGTTTGTCTTTAAAGAGTTTTTTGCTTGTTCAACATAATTTGCTACATCTTCTGGCGGGACGTTACCCACATCAATGTAGAAAACACGGCGCTCAGGAGCACGAATGACGCGATATACAAGCATTGCATCCTCAATAAGAATAAGTTGTCGCCAAATACGGCGTGCACTTTCAAGTACAGAAGAGCCGTAAGGAAGGAAAGCATCATTCCCAAGCAGACGAAAATGAGATATTTGCCAATTTTCCAAAATTTTGTTTCCTTGGGTGATCCATCTAAATCTAACTGCGCTTGGGTCATTAATATCATATCCTTCTTCTCTTTCCATTTCGGTTATTGGGATAGGGTAAGCATTGGTGACACCAAATTCTGGATGTACATCATTAAATAAGAAAAAGTCTCCATACTTACAGAGATTTCTTACCCACATCACCATATTAAAATTAACATTAAGAGTATCATAGAAAAGTGTCTCTAACAAATCTTTGATTTTTCTATTATCACTATGAATATGAAGAGCTCTTCCCTCTGCATCAGCGGAGCATGTTTCTTCTGCATATATGTCAAGTGCACTTGCTATCTCCGGAGTCGACTCCATTTCACTAAAATCTGAATATCTGGCCATTCTATCGAATGTACCATAAGCTGAGAGAGTAGAATTATAGACATCTGAATGTGCTTTCTTAAAAAGTTCGACCGCACTAGATGCATTTTTATCGGCCTTTGTATAATTCTTGACCTTTCTCTTGATAGAAGGTCCGGAACGAAATAATTTCGTTAACCTTTGGAATAAATTGTCGTTTTCTGCCATTGTCCACCTCTAACTAATCAATAATTATACGATAGTTATTTTATTAACCAATCAAAATCGCCATATGGGTTCCGACTCGCAGGAAAAGTCGTACCTTTTCTATGGTGTTGAATTCTTTCTGAATTTTTATCAATAACAGTATCCTCAACAGAAGTTGAATTAACTGCAAATGCTGATAACATAGCTTTATTAAGATCTGTGCCTGTCTTTGAAAGCTGTGGGGATGTATCATATAGCCATACACCAATTGCTAGCGACATGATTAGATCATCGTTTTGGCCTCGCATGGCTTGGGCTTTACCATTTTTCCACACAAAAGTCTTTAATTCTTCGTAAAGTCTAGAAGACTGAATCTTTACCTGCTTAGTTCTTAATACTTCTTCTAGTTTTGTCAATATTTGGGCTCTTGTTTTTGAATTTGTTTGGAAACCAATTTTTCCAATATCTTCATTACCGTACATGTAATTGTACCGATCTCTTTCATTTTGAAAATAAAGATTTCTATAATCTAGTTCCGTCAACTTCATAACAACTGCATAACCATACGAATTGTTTTCAGGACATATAAGAGCATTGTTGTATCTTTTACCAGCTTCAGCTAATAATTGTGCAAATCTATCAGGAGGTAATTTTCCTTGGTATTCGGCAACTATAACTGATTTCTCTGTATCTATGATTTGAAATGTAGAATAGTCTGCGGCATCTCCTCTCGATACATCGGCCGAGATAACATATTTTCTCTCAGATAAAGAATATTCCCAAACCCAAACTCCCATGTCTGGTCCCCATCTGTCTATTGGAGTCCTTATCCAGTCACGAATGTACTCAATGTCTTCTACCCTTAAAAATGTTTCCCCACTGGCTGCAAAATCACACAATAATTCTTGGGCGATCTGTTTTTGAGACATATTTTTAGTTTCTTCTTCGAACCAAACATCGTCTCGTTCCGGATGTACATCCCAAACTAATTTAATGGGGTTGAATATGTTTTCACCCTTTTCTGCATAAACCCACAGATCGTAATATTGACCACCGACTCCATTGGGGGTAGAAAGTACAATAGATCTACCTCCAGTAGAAAGAGTTGGATACAAACCGGTCCAAAGAGTATCAAAATTCCTTACAAATGCAGCTTCATCCACAATGAGTAAAGACAATGCTTCTGATCTACCTGCATCGTCACTGGTCGGGATTGCCTTAATCGTAGAACCATTATTAAATTCTAGTACTTGGGAATTGTTTTTTACTACTTGTGGCAAAATTAACCATTTTGGGCAAGACTGCAATAAAAATTTACATTTCTTGATAAAGTTCTGTGCGACTGCTAGTTTAGTTGCAATGATTAAAACATTTTTGTCTTTGTGGAACAAAATCAACCACATAGCATATGCGGCGGTGATTGTAGAAAGCCCCAATTGTCGGGATTTCAGCACAATGTTAAATCTGTGATCTTCAAATGCACTAACACAGTCATCCTGGAACGGATATGTCTTAAAAGGAATAGCACCCTTTGTTGGATGCTGTATCTTGACATACCGATTAAAGAAATAAACTGGATCTTTTCCACATCTAATAATTTCTTTAATCTGCAGCTGTTTATTGCTTTTCAGTGACGCCATAATTACGAAATATGGTATTGGATAGTTCTATAATACTTACCACGAAGAAGTGACGGATTGAAAGATATGATTTCCAGAAACGACTCTTTCAGGGGTTGTTGACCTGGTTTTTCACTCTTAAATTCTTTCACTTTCAACGTACGATCAGCTTCTGCTTTGAAATCTGACTTTACTTGTTTGATTTGCTCATCTATTGCTTTTCTAGAAACGTCATCATATTCTTTCTGAGCTGTACGTACACCTTCTCTTGAGTTAACATTGACAATTGTTTCAAACCTGACTTCTAGAACGCATCCCTCATCACAGTGGTTCATCACTTTATATGCGATTGCATGACCAGCGTCACGAATCGAAGATCTTCCAAAAGAAGTGTTGATAATCGATTCTAGAATTCGTATTTCCTGTAAATTTAACATACTTTTTCTCCTATATTGTATTAATTATTCAGTTCCAAAGCAGGACGCCAACCGGAAACCCATTTTTCTTTATTGGGGTATCTATAATTCACATCACAGCTTAGACAACATCCATGTATCTTATGGTTGATTACATCTTGCTTGGATAAAAGAGCTAGATTACAAATCAAGCAATTTTTACCTTCAGGTTGATAATTTGGAGGTTTTACTATTATAACATTATTCATAATTCACTCGAGAATCAACTCCGGATCTAGTAATTTCTATTATTTCATCAACAGAATCCTTGATGATTTCTACGTGAGAGATTACAAGAATAAGTCTATAGTACCTCTTTAAACGGTGAAGTAAAGAGGTTACTGACTCAATATTTTGTGGATCTAAAGACCCAAATCCTTCATCAACGATGAACATATCGGACTTCGATAAATTAGACACATTTGACATAGCCACCCTTAGTGCCATCGAAGACACCATCTTTTCCATTCCACTAGCACACTCAATAGGTCTTCTAGAGTCTCCATAATTAATGAATATGTCAGTATTTCGTTCATCGACTTCTAGCTCCAATGTGAACCCAGTAATATCTGACAAGATTTTTGCTAATTCTGAATTGATTGCAGGTAGTTGTTTTGACATGACTTGTGTAGGGATGCCTCTCCAGCTAGTGGCCCGCTGCAGAAAGTCATATACTTTATACTCCATTTGGAGCCTATCATATTCGATTTGGTCCTTCTTCAATTGCTCTATATCTGATGTTAATTTTCCAATTTTGCCAACATTTTCAATATATGAATTTTCCTTACTCGACACATTTGTTTGTAATGCTTCGATTAATCGTTGCAATTTTTTTAATTCCTCAGAATTATCCTCGTTAAGCTTGAGTTTAAGACTAACTATTTGTTCATTTAATTGAACTATTTCTTTTTCTAATCTAGATATTTTAAATTCAGTGGTTTCTATTGAAGACTCTAATCTAGTATGGCTTATTTTATCTTCTGCTTCTTGTCTTAGCATTGCTTCGTATTTAGCAATTCGATTACGAAGGCCTTCACCCTCGAGGTCATCAATTGAATCTTGCATTTTAGATACTTCAGTCCTTAATTCGGAAACTAATGACTTCTGTTCTTTCATCAACTCTTTGTTCCTGTGGGATTCGGCGATGAATTTACATGTAGGAAACTGGTCTCCACATGGGACTTCTTTAAGTAAATTTATAGAGTGCTTTTGACTTTTTAATATTCGATTTTCTTTATCTAAAAGATTTTTTTGTCTCATCAAAGATTTGTTTAAGTCATCTAGATTTTCTAATCTTCTTCGAAATCCTTCAATTGGAAATGTAGCTTTGATAGAATTATACTTGCCAAACTTAATTTTCAATGCTTCTATTTCTTCTCTTGTTGACTCTATGGAAATTCTTAATTTTTTTAGTTGAGATTTCTTTGTGTTTCTATTTGACTCGGCCCTGTACAGGACACTAGGGTCTACAAAATCACCATCTGATTCCAATAGGGCTTGTGTCTTTAAAGATACTAATCTCTCTTTTAAATTCTCAGTTTCCATTTTAAGGTCTACATTTTCTTCGGTTAATTGGCCGATACTGTATCTCTTTGATCTTATTTCTGCTATCCAGTCTTTTTCATCCATACGCTTAAGCATAGACTTGATTCCTTCTCCTTCCGATTTAATAATTTTATTAATCGTATCAAAAACATCTAGTCCCATAAATGTAGAAAGCAATTTTTTTCTATCAGTTGATCCTTTACTGATAAAAGCATTCATATTCCCTTGAGCGGCAAACGATGTCATCATGAATTCATCCGGACTTCCAATTAGGCCCCTAAGTTCTTTTTCGGTATCCCTTCTTTGTTCTCCAGATAAGTCTTTTATGATGCAGCCTTCGTCGTCTACTTCGAACAAATTCAAGTAAGTCTGTGCACCATCGGTACCATTCCTTCTAGAAGTATACCTGACCGATTGTCTTTCTAGCCTGTATAATTTTGAATTGACTGAAAATGTTAGATCGCAATTTGCTTCTTTCTTTCGATAATTTACCACATGTGCATTACTAGTCAAGCCCCTGTCATTCGAATTATAGAGTGCATACATCATGGTGCCAGGGATTGAAGACTTTCCGCAACGATTTTGGCCGAAGAGACCTGTAACACCAGATAACTTTCCGAAGTCAATTGTGTTATCCGGACCATAGCCGAATGTATTATCGAAATTCATTTTTTTCAATGACCATTTTTTACCTAAAGGCACTGAATAACTTAGTTCTTTGATAGTTTTATCCATGATTTCGTCGCATTCGAGCCAGAAATTCTCTAGAAACCCTTCATCTTTCCCATATTCACGAAGCAACTCTTTATAAGTTTGGGTATTAGATAAATCTAAAACTTCTAATTTTTCAGATTGAGATTCATCTAAGGCACTAGTACCTTTTGGTACCAGTTTAAATACTACTTCATGTGCATCGTATTCTCTTCGTAGGACTGTTGATACCTTTCTCTGTGTTTTGGGATCCAATTGTTCATTGGCTCTGATTCGATATCTGGCACCGCGTGGCCAAGTATTAACACACTCATTAATAGTTGCAATAATATTTCCCTGCCAATCTACAGTAACAAAGGGATTATGATGCTTGACAGGATAAAAATCAATAGTCCAATCATCAGGCCCACCAATATCCCAAAGTAAAAAACCTTTTTCTCCCGATTCTCCATAGTTTTGCTGTATTGTTGATCCACAATAATGAATTCTTCCTTCTGCGTCCATCTGTTGTCTTTTGTGAATATCTCCCAACATAGTAAAAGAGTATTCTTTAAAACGATCCATCTTGGTCTCGCCTTCTAACATAAAGTCTTGATCGGTATGAGATCCCCAAACACTGCCATGATATACTGCTATAGAAACTTTTCGATTTCCAGAGGGCTTTAATGTCTCATATTTCCCAGTGTCGAAAGGTGAATATATACACCACTCAACGTCGTCAAAGTGTGGATCTGGATATACTCCCGTATCCCTATAAAGATATACACGTGGTAAATTTAACGCTCGAAGAATGGGTGAGATCGCATCCTGTCGATCCGTATTTAACACAAGCCCGTCATGGTTTCCTAACATTACATGGACAGGGCAAATTTTGTGCATTTCTGTGAACCACCAGTTTAGATTATCAATTAATTCAGGTGATATTCCTTGGGTTTTTGAATGAACTATATCTCCTGCAATTACAATTGCATCCGGATTAATTTCTCGACACTGGTCGAACATGTTTTGAAAACATGATTTGTATTCTTCATGGCGGGTTAACCCTCGCCAATGGACATCTGCAATATGCACTATCTTCATAGATTTTCTCCTCGATAGATACATTATAAAAGCTCTCGGTGTAGGTTTACAATAATAATTATCTATAAATCCTGAATTCTTCTTAGCAAATTAGAATGACTCGTATATTGTTGCCGAGTTTTCATTGATTCTGCTACTTCTTCTGGGTCCAAATCTCCCCAATCATAGCCATCATCAGGGGGTTCAACCCAGAAAACATCTTTATCATATGACATCAAGAGATTTGCTATCTTATCTTGTTTTTTCCTAGCATCTGCATCTAAAG